TTTTGCTGCAGGAGGTTATACAGTTACAACAACTCCATCAACTTCAATTGCAACTGTAACTTTTCTTGATTCTTCTAATGCTGTTATTTCACAAAACACAACAAGTAGTGGAACTGTTAGTTTTGCATATTCAACTGATGCTGTTGCTGTAATGGTTTATGTAAATACTGGAGCAAATGTTGTTCTTAAAATTGACAATACATCCACTAATATAAGCGGAAGTGCTGTTTCTGGTGGAACACTAGATACAATTACAACTACATCAACATACAATCAAACTGGACTTCTATATATGCTGGGTTTTGGCGGCGGTGGCGGTGGAGGTAATCAAAGCGGACCCTCTGGCGGCGGCGGCGGTGGCGCTGGATCCTATAGCCTTAGTCTTCTTTATTCAAATGCGGCTACTTCAGTATCAATAGGCAATGGTGGAAATGGTGGCGGCGGCGCAGGCGGATCTACAACCTTTGGAAATGTTTTTACTGCTGCTGGCGGTAATGGTGGTTCTGGAAGTACTGGTGGTACAGGAAGCGCTACTGGCGGTAATGGTGCATATAATGGTGGCAACAGCGGACAAGTTTCTGGTGCTAACTATTTAACACTTGGTAATTTTACAACTGGTGCAGGCGGTGGTGGAGCAGGAAAAAATAGCGGTAATGGTGGTCCTGGTGGCATAGGAAATATAGGAACAGGCGGAAAAGGTTCAGGTCCCGCTGCTGGAAACGCTGCAACTGGACGTGCTTCTGGTGGTGGCGGTCAAGGCGGTGCTGGAGCAGCGAATGCTGGTGCACCTGGTGTTCTTTATGTATTGAGGGGAATCTAATATGTTAAATTTTGCAGTCATTGAAGGTGAAAATATATTAAATACCATTGTTGCAGAATCAAAAGAAATTGCTGAACAAGTTACAGGAAAGCAATGTGTTGAGTTCACAACAGAGTTAGCAGAACCAGGCGGTACATATGTTAACGAAATTTTTATTCCACGTAAACCATTTGCAAGTTGGATATTAAATGAAGAAAATCGATGGGAAGCCCCAATTGCTTATCCCGAAGTAGATCCAAATGATCAGAAACACTACACATGGGATGAATTAACAACTTCTTGGGTTCAAGTATAATTAAATAAAAAAAATAACCCCCAAAGGATATTCTCCAATGGGGGTATTTTTTATCCCTTAAATCAAATGATTAGGAAATTTCTTTAACCATTTATTCGTAGCACCGTTTTTCATAGATGACCATGAACTCCAGTCCTTACCGCCTTTTGTCATGTGAAACACGATTTGGGCATTTTTGACTGGGCTAAAGAGTTCAGCATTTAAATCAAGATTGAATTTATCTTTTCTATCTGGACCTAAATTACCGATCATGTTGATCTGGAAGATTCCATATGAGGAGTCTCCCGTCTCAGCATTGCCATTAAATGCAAATGGGCGACCATTAGATTCTGCCTTGGCAACAGCCCAAGCAGTCTTAAGACCTACCCCTTTAAACCCAACAGCCTTCAGTAATTCAACCAACTGGATGTCAGTCAAACTTGTAGCATCCGCATACTTTGCAAGTACTACATCAGTAGTAGGCTTAGAAAGCAAAAAAGCCGCTTTGTCGGCGGCAGGTGCAATCTGAGCGGTATTACTTAGTAAATTGTTCTTTGTAGCATAAGCAATACCAAGACCATTATTTAATAATGTTAAAGTAAGCAATGTTACAAGAACCCCCGATAGTATTTTGTTGTCTCTCAAGTTTTTCCTCCTAGACTACAAATGCTACTTTGCAGTAGCATACTCTAATTATAGCATCTTTTGGCCTTTTGAGTCAAATATCAGCATAAATTCTTAAAATTATTTCTATTGCAAGTGGTATAATAATAAGACTATGGCTGAAACTCCTGTCTATGACATTCCTTATCCCACGAACTCTTCTCCAGTAGATGTTGCTGGTGATTTACAGGCAATTGCTGAGCGTATTGAAGTAATTCTTCCTACAATTGGATTACCTTATCATACATTAGAAGTTGTAAATAATAGTGGTGTTTCTATTGCTAAGGGTGATCCTGTATACATATCAGGTTTTGGTACCAGCAAACCAAGAATAACAAAATCACAAGCAAGCACTATTGCAACATTTCCAGTAATTGGATTAGCACAATCTGCAATTGGTAATGGTAGTGATGGAGTTGTTGTTATATCAGGTGTATTTACTGACATTAATACTTCTTCGTATGCCGCTGGAGATAGGCTATATGTTGGATCAAGCGGTGGTCTTACAGCAACTCAGCCAATTACTGCTACAACAAATTCTGGAGTAGTTGGAATTGTTGCAAAATCAAATAGCACTACTGGTGTTATTCTTGTAGGATCTTTTAAAGGCAATGGTACGTGGGGATCAATGAAAGCAGGATTAGCATAATGGCACAATATAGAAATCAAACACCTTATCAAATTGGTTCAGAACCACCACAATCTATCTGGACAATTGTTAGAGGAGACACAGCATCCTTTAAGATGTATGTACAAGATGACACTGGTGAGCCACTAGTAATTGAAGACTGGACAATTACAATGGACTTTGCTAGATCAACTACATCTGCTGTTATTTTAACAGTAACTCCAGATGCAGACGAAGACGACGGTCCAGGAGAGTTTACAGTATATCTTGCAAGTGATGAAACAGAACTTTTAGAAACAGATGACGAGTTTGATATTCAGATGGCTAACAGCGGCAATGCAGTTGTTTGGACAGTCTTGCAAGGCAAAGTTTTGATGGTAGAGGATATAACAGGTTAATGGCAAAAGCCACCGTTCTTAATGTTGAGAGCAAAAGGGTGGTTAAGGTTAATCCTACCTGCAAAAATAGAAAGTCTATTGTCCTTTATGAATTACCATTTAAAATAAGAATAACTAATATCAAGGTTCCAGGATACAGTCCTAGCAATGTACCTCCGATTGGCATTGCCATCATCGGATTAAATAACTATATTTTATGATATAATCAATGATATGGCCGTCCTACCAATAAATCAATTAAAAGCAAAGTTTCAAACGGGTGATAGACCTAACGGAGAAGACTTTACTGACCTAATTGATACTACCGCATACAGAGCAGACTCTTTAGGTGGAGATGGAAACAACTCGGTCACAATCAACGGTATTGAATCAGCAACAGTATTTGACACAATAGACACATCCACCTGGAGAACAATTAAGTACATGGTTCAAATGTCCCATGCTGAATCATCTTCATATAGAAGCGCAGAAATAAACATAGTTTTTGATGGTACCAATCAAAATATTACAGAATTTGCCTCTGTTGCTAATACCAATAGCAATGTAGGAAATATCACTGCTAATTTAAATTCTGGTACAATTAGCATGACAGTTACACCAGCACTAAGCCCGATGACCATACGGTTCTACCGTACAGGTTTGAAGGCCTGACCTAAAGGAGAAATAAATGGCTACAGTCGACAAAGCCTTTCGCATTAAAAATGGCCTCGTAGTTGAAGGCGCATCGGCTACCGTAAATGGATCAACAGTCCTTACAGAAGCCTCTACAGAATTTCTACAAGATACCACAGCAGCCATGTTTGATGGCTCTCAGAGCGGTATCTCGTTTTCATATAATGATACATCAGGAAAGATTACTGCAACAGTATCTACAACACCAACATTTGCAGATAGAATTACATTTGAAGGCGCAACACCTGATGATTATGAATTAACTCTTCTTGTTACAGAGCCAACACAAGATGTAACAGTAACCCTACCAAATGCTACAGATACTTTGGTTGGTAGAGCAACAACAGATACTCTTACAAATAAGACTTTAACAACTCCAATAATTTCATCAATTTCAAATACTGGAACTTTAACATTGCCTACAAGTACAGATACTCTTGTTGGTCGGGCTACAACAGACACTCTTACAAACAAGTCTGTTTCTCTTGCTTCAAACACTCTTACTGGTACGCTTGCAGAGTTTAATACCGCACTTGCAGATGCTGATTTTGCAACTATTGCTGGAACAGAAACTCTTACAAACAAGACACTTACTTCTCCAGTAGTTACTGGACTTACACTTAATGATTCAAGCATTGTCTTCGAAGGTTCATCAGCAGATAATCATGAAACTACTCTTACAGTTACAAACCCTACAGAAGACCGTACTATTACGCTTCCAAATGTTAGCGGTACAGTAGTAACAACAGGTGATACAGGTTCTGTTACAAACACAATGCTTGCAGGATCAATTGCAAATGAAAAGTTAACAAACTCTTCTATTACAATTAATGGAAGCGCAATTTCTCTTGGTGGATCAGTAAGCATCACATCAGGCGTATCAAGTGTTTCTGGAACTACCAGCCAAATTGCAGTAAGTGCAACAACTGGAGATATCACACTATCACTTCCAAGTGCAGTAGTATTCCCAGGATCAGTTACTCTTAATGCCGCTCCAACAGAAGAATTTCAAGCAGCAACAAAGGGATACGTAGACTCTGTTGCACAGGGACTAGATATTAAGGCCTCTGTAAAGGCTGCTACAACCGAAAACGGAGCACTTGCTACTGCATTTGACGACGGAAGCGTAATTGACGGTGTAACGCTTGCAACAGGAGATAGAATTCTTATTAAGAACCAAACAGATGCAACAGCAAACGGTATTTACGTAGTTGCAGCATCTGGAGCACCTACTCGTTCAACAGACATGAATGCAGCCGCAGAATTTCCAGGAGCATTTACATTTGTTGAGCAAGGAACTACAAATGCAGATACTGGATACGTATGTACTAAC